AGAATTAAAAGCAAAGAAAATATATTTACTTTAAAAATTGAGAAAAGCAGATCCAGAGATCTCACAACATAACTTAAACTGGCAACACAACTGCTATATATATGCACCCTGCATGATTTCAGGCACATTAATATACCCATATAGTATCTGCATAGGTTTCCATAGAAAAAAATTGCCGATTTCGGCCGGCACCTACGTCCCTTGAGACGGCACGGTGTTGCATTCCCTCATAAAGAGTCCTTAGGTCTTCCGTGAATTAGCCCACAGTTCAGGCCGGAGCCTATCCGCCTACCCAAAATAGGATTAAAAATTGTCAAGGATCGAATTAAATTATGTCACCCATACCTTTTGACCTGTAATCAAAAAAGTCTCGAATTTGAGCCTTCACTTGCCCTTTGGTAACCCATATCGAGAAAAATCAATCAATTCTACAACCCGGATTTAAGGATTTTATCATCCGACCATGACCGGGGGTAAAAATATGTGCGGTCGGTCTTGTGATTTCGATATGGGAAGATCGGACAATAGCGGGAGGCGCAGTTAACGACTGAAATAATATTATCTCCCATGCAATACCGGCATTGTTTCTTGATGGCAGCATCCCGCTTTTTAGCGTTCTGTTTACCCTGTCCTGATTTGAATGGGTGGAATGAGCACATTGAACCGTCCAAGTGCTTACCGTCACATTTATCAACCTCAACTATCGACCACCCGCAGCATTCAGTACAAAAATTACGTACAGCTCTACGCCGATTAACCCTTGCAGCTCTGAAACCGTTTCTATCCCTAATGATTGTTTTATTTCCCATGCTACCCTACCCGGTGTGCTCGACTGCCATTAAATTTCTCCTTTGTTTTCTAATTTAGCGCCCATCAATCATTGCGCCAGATCTCAACTCCAACCTGCTCCTCATCCTCAAACCCATCGGCCCAGGGATCTCGGGGCCTGTTTCTTTCTAATCTCTCGGGCAGGGACTGAAACTCATTTAGAATGCTCGCAACAACCATGATAGGAGCATACTTTTCTAATTTCTCAGGCTCTTTGAGACTCGCTTCTTTGCCAATTTTTTCTATCTGGTTTTGTAGGATTCCATTCTCCGGCATCTTAAAGCTATTTTGTCTCATCTCACGTAGAATTATTTGTTCTGCTAAATTGAGATCCTGCGGAATAGAAGGTTGGGTGATATAAATTGACAAACCATCGTCTCGCGCAAAATTGTCAAGAGTCTTTTCGTAATCTCCGAAATTCCCTTCCCTCTGAGCAATCCAACCTGAAAAATGGTAAAAGTCCTGTAATTTACCGCACTGTTTCGCGAGCTCGGTTAGGTTGTCTTCATAATGTTCTACTAAAACCCGAAGCATGCCTTCTTCACATCCCTGCCCGATTATACAGATAAACCCTGGCAAATTGTTTTGTGGCCATGAGAATCCGCCATGAAATAATTCGTACCTAGTACCAGTTTCATAACTTTGATACACCGGCTCTCTTTTGTGTCGCCTGATCACTTTAAACATAGTTTTTGTCTCCTTTTGTTAGTATGTGTGACGTTCTACTGAAAATTCGCGAAACCTTTTTCTTGGCTCAAAAAAGGTCAGAATCAGCGAATCAGCCCTGTCCGGTGACCTTTTGATCAGTTCCCGGATGGTTATTTTTTTCATTACTCGGATTTTCCCGTTCTCAACTTGATAGGTTGGAGTCTGCAATTCTTCAATCAACAGCTCATCGGGTGCCAACATTGCCCCGGGGTCGGTCCGCAACCATTCGCGGCAAGCCCACCAAAGTTGATCTCTGAGTATGTAGAATTCACCGAGCTCAGTTTCTTCTGTTGGTTTCGATGCAACCTTGACTGCGTTGGCAACGATATTTTTCCGTTCAATCTGAGGAGCGACGCCGGCACCAACTCCAGTCGAATCGACATTCAGCATCGATAGTGTTCTCGATTGAAATTCCACAACTGCCCGGTCACCGGTCACGACAGTATCAACTCCGCCCCAGGTCGTCATACGATCAACCCACCCCCCGTATCGATAGCAAGCGCAGTTGGAATCAGTACCAAACTCCCCCACATCGAGCCCCATAATACCGGTTGTGCCGGCCGGTGGAACTTCTCCGTTCTCGGCCACATACGCATCCCACCGCGACCGGGCCCGGGCTATCCATTCTTTTGAAATTAGTTGAGTTGTTCCCTGGGCAGGATACTTGCCCAAAACCATGTAACTGAAGGCTGGCTCAACGACTTTGTACCAACCAGATAGTAACGGTGGGTAATCTTGACCACTCTGGCTCTTTGCAATCGCCCCTATTAAAAATTCAGGAAGTTCAAAACAATCGCTATCTTTAGATTCCCCATCGGCCAGAGGCCGGCACCACTCGTTAATCCTTCGAACGGTCGTCTCTCTGGTTACAGCACCCGGTGTTTTGTCCTCACCCGTAACAACGTTTGGATGATTAAAAGCTGATAATTGAACTACATTGGCACGGCCATCACGTTCCATACGATAGGCTTCACCGACTTCGGCTCGAGGATTGAACATTATCAGCAGTCGAGCATGGCCACCGCTCATGCAAGACTCTATTCCTCGGTAAACCTCATCCGGAACTGCATCGCCTTCATCTATGATAAAGAGCAGATTGGGTGCATGCTTTCCGCTAAACTTAGCTTCTCGTTGAGCCTCAGTTCCGGAAGCAGGAATAGTCACACCGGTCAAAAAGCTTTGAGCAGATCTTTGGACATGGAGGCTGGTTGGTGTATCGGAGTTAAATAGCTCCGGGTGCTTTTCAGTTATGCTACCGATTTCACCCCAGAGCAGCTTTTTAAGGTTGGATTCCGGGGGTGCAGCTGCCGTATATACCTGGCTGTCTGGAAAGCATTTGTAGAACCACACAGATACACGGGCAGCCCCATGGGTCTTACCAGTCGCGTTAGCAGACTTGGCAATGGTAACCGGATTGTCTCTCACTGATTCCATCATAGTTCTGACTTCATCGGTGTAGGTTTCACCTAAAACCTGCTCACCAAATCCAACAGGATCATCATGGTATTGGCTGTAGCCAGAACCTTTTATAGCCTTTTCAACTTCCTCACGAGGAAACAAGCTTGCCAAGTGCTGCGCGAATTTCTTCGGAAAGGTCTTGGGGTAGTGCTGCAAGGACATCTTCTAAGCTAACTCCGATCTCTATTGATTGTTTGTCCCGCCATCTGTCGGGGCGTCTGTTTTTCAGCCAAAAAATCATCGATGTGGGGTCCGGTGGATAATGCTTAATAATCGGCGTGACCGTTATTTTGCCTTGATAGTTTGAAATATGAACATCTGGATGCGAATAACCGGAAGCCCTCTTTGCCAGACTATTTTCAATTACATCGGTGTCGAATTCATCTTTGCCCCTTTTTAAGGACTGAAAAAACTCCGGGTGCTTTTTTTTCCAATTGTTGATGGTTCTCTCTGTAGTCTTGAAAAAATCTGCTATCCTTTTATCTGTAAAACCCTCACAGGCCAATTTGAAAGCCTGTTCAGCATACTCGGACTTATATTTAGTGGGCCGGCCGCCAGGGTGTTTCTTTTTTTCGGCGTTACTTTTTGATGTTTTTGATTTTTTGGTAGCCATTTCTATCCATTCAGTTCCTTAACCCGGTCTAACATTTAGTTCATTCAGGGCATAATCCAGGAGTGAGCATGCATCAGCTTCATTATCGTCCACCGCATCCCAGCCACGCGCTTTAGCTGCCTCAATCATTTCAACCTTATTGGCCCGGCCTGATCCAGTTGCAAACTTTTAAAGGGTGGCTGTGTGTACCGGCATAATTTCTATATTATGCTCGGCTGCAAATGCTTGAATTTCAGTTACCAGGCCAACACAACAGGCCGTTGCTGCACCGCCTCTATGGTGTGCCTGTTCATAACAAATAACCTCGATCTGACCGTCTAAGAGCTTCCACATCTCATTTAGCCAGGCCCTGCAGCGTAGAAAACGCATCCCGGGAGACTCACCACGTTTAAGAGCGAATTCGGTAATACCGGAGCGCCGGCCAAATATGTTAGAGGCCCATCCCGTTTTTGTCGCTGAATCGATTGCGAGTATGTTCATTAAAGCACTCTCCGTACCTTAATGTTTGCATTGTTGATCAATCATTTGTTTACTGTTTTCCATCTCCCATGCTCTATTCGCGACAAATCCTGTACTCCGTTTCGGACATTTCCATATGGGCGATCAATCCACCATTGCTATTGCAACCGACCACCTTAATGAAAGGTCCCGATTCAGAATGGTATCTCATTATGGACACCTCCGAAGATTGGTCTTTTAGCAGTTTAAAGGCACTTACCAGTTGTTGTCTGTCTCTCATGCGTTACCTCTTTTTTGTCGGTTTAAAAGCTCACCCACCCTATCCCATCCGGCCGGAGAGCCATCTCGTAACCGGATACACATGCCAGCCTTAAAATGGTATTCCGTCCCTTTCCCAATCGATTTCCATTTGTTTATCCATCCTGTCTTTGTAGCTTTGATACAGACTGTTATCCTTTTTACAACCCTCTGTTTTTATGCTGTTAAAGATTTCTTTAATTCCTCGCAGTACCTGGCTTTTAGTCGCTTCTTTTGAAATTAAAACACGGACCTCATTGCATGTGCCCATAAGTTCGGTTGTAGTCCCTGACATCACAGCCACTTCAGTTTTTGGATTGGGTTGCACAATACCATCATGCCACTCGGGGCTCACAAAAGCGTCATACTGGATAAAGTCCGAAGGTGGCTTCTGGCTATAATGCTCTAACAGCTTCTTTTTTTTATTCTCTGTCTCTTTTTTCTCTCGCTGAACGTCATCCCATTGCTTAGTATTCGCGGCACACACAACTTTTAACAGGTGAGGATTATGCTTTTTAGCGCACCCATAACAAACTGCTTTGCTTCTATCCATATATATCCAATACGGTATTTCTGGCGTGTGCCATTCGCCACAAATCGAGCATGGCTCATCAATCATGCAGTTGTTCGGCAATACTCCTAATTTAATGTTCTCTGGCTGATTCATGATTGGCTCTCCTTTGGTTTGTGTTTTTTTCTCTAATTGACTCATTTGGCTCCCCTTAGATTATTCTTTAAACTTTCAGGTATTGCGATCACGTTCATCTGGCCATACTCGATTTTATGAATGGATTAAAAGGGTATATCAGCATCACGCACAAATAGACGCTTTGCACGCAACACAAAGCGCCTTGCCTTAATTCCGAATAGACGGCTACAGCCGCTAATCGGAGAATAAAAAGGCTGAACACTCCGGTACTGTTCGTTTAAAATCTTTAAGTTTTTCTCCCAAACAGATTCATCTTCATGTTGCCAACTACTAAAAAGATTCCAACCTACTATCCAGGCCGTTTTGCACTTCCGGCAACCACAAACATGACTCCTGTGATAATTGAACCACACATCAGGCTGTTGCCAGCATTCCGGGCACAACCCCCAATACTGGTACGTAAATAGGTTAATTAGGTTTTTCATTTTTTGTAATTTCAATTAAACTCCCCTTTCATGTTTTTGGGTATTGCAATCACCGAAATCTTGCCTCTTTCAATTTTATGTAAAACAACTGCGCGCTCTATCGCTTCGTTAAAATCATCTGTCTCGGAATCATAAAAAACTATTAAAGATTTCCGGCCGGTGTCAGGGCTTGTTTCAATTCTGGATTTGTTTCCGGATTTCATCAGCTGTCTTTGCTTGCGTACTCAAGAATGATTTTTTTCGGCATGCTCTCTTTATTTTTGGGAACGTAAAGCGTTCCGACTATTCCCACATCAGTTTCGATCTGGAATCGATGAAAACGCTTTGAGTCCTGATCAAATCGAAATTGCCCGGTGATTTCTTTTTTCTCGTTCATTTTTTTCCTTTCCAGCTTTGCTGACGCTTACGCGTGCTTCTCCTTTCTCTTTTATTTGTGCCCAGCTTTTTCTTTTTCGCTGGCCTGACTAAATACCCCATAAAGGCTTTAAGTATAGTGTCCTTTTAGACACTCGTTTAAAAAAACGACTTTCCTTTGTTTTCAATGGTTCACACGAAATTACCATTTCTCAACCTTCCTCAACGAGTGTCCTTTTAGACACCCGTTAGGCCTTAACGCGTGTCCTTTTAGACACCTACGATCTGTTTTTTTTAACGGTTTTTTTTCGTTTTGCAATAATCCGTTTGCGCTTTTTTGGGTCTTTCATTAAAAGCGCCCAGCCTCGGTCTTTCCGTGTTTCCTTTTCCCTTGGCTTCCTCGGTGGTCTATAATCATCTGTACCGTATTCCATCCATCGATCATCAATCCAGTAGGTTGTGAAATCGCCTTCACCTTCTTTCGGTGTCCTGCCACCTCTGCCCCTGTGGGTGATGTCAATAAGTCCCTTGGCCTGTAGTTCGTCAATCGCATTGCTAAACTGCTTTCGGGTGAATCCATTTTTGACAGCTTCCCGATATGGATAAATCAGTTCACCGTTATTGCTAATCTGCCAGACGTTATTTTTCCGGTCTTTCTTGAACAGCCGCTTGCCTAGAAAGTCATTATAAACCAGCAATGAGACCCTCCTAAGGGATCGGTAGCCCTCTGACCGGATTAAATCCTTGGTGATGTATATTTTTTCCTCATCAGGTGAATGTGTTCCGTTAATCCATTTCTGCCCTGGATTTGCCGCCTCCCATTTTTTTACCTTTTCAATTTTGCGCTTTATCGATTCGTCAATTGTTGGAGTTTCTTTTGCCAATTTTCCCCCTGGTGGGAATCCTGGGCTGGGCCTGATACCAGGTCAGACCCTTGACCTCGCCAGCGAGGCGCCCAGGAAAGGATTATTTTCTTAAAGTGCATACTTCGGTATTCGTTTCAAATTTTGACTCCCAAAAGGCTGTTTTTACCTCATTTTTGAGGCACTCAAAATCGTGATACCATTTTCAATTCGATAGGCTAAGATCTCGACATACGGAATCAACGATCTGATCAATTTCATTGTGATTGACGGAAAATGATTCCAAAAATGAATCAATATCAGAAAAACGAACCAGGATAGTTCCGGATGGTAGCTGGGAATACTTTAGACCATGTTTTAGCCAATCCCGAAATGTTCGCACACTGATCCCGGCATATTGTGCGCCTGCTTTTACTTTGCCCCAACCTGTCATAGTTCGCCTCCCGAAGGAGAAACTTGATCGGCAAGAGCTTCGAGTTCGGCCTCTATATGCTCCGGAATGGGATCATACCCATTGAGCCACTGTGCTATCCTGGATTG